AGCTGCTGGAGAGCTTGGGCACCAGTATCTCCCACACCGGGTCCCTTAGGGGGACCAGGCCATATTGACGGCTACTCGACCTCGTGGGCCAAGCAGTAGTATCGCTCGTCACTGAACACGTCGGCGGTAGTGTCCAGGATGAGTCGCCCGGTTAGATAGTCCATGTCGTAGAGTCCCAAATCGTATTTAGCCATTATAATCTCAAGAAACTGGTCATCATCCAACACCAAAGGCTCAGATCTGATTTTCCGATAAACATCATCAACGCTGTTGACGCCCTGTTTTGCAAACCAGGTTAAATCGAAGAGCTTGACATCATCAAAACTGACTTGGGTGTCAGAGAAGCGGGCAAGAAATTTCTCGCGCATATAATGGACGTGCCTGAATTCATAAGCGTAGCTGAGGGCCTTGCCTGCAATGTATTGTGCGTCACTGACGTCCTGATTACGGTTCGCGCGTGCATTGAACCGCATCAGTGCTTTTCCTATTAAGGGCACCATACATGACTGATCGGCCACTGGGACAAAGAATCGAGACAGAAAAGATAGGTCGCAATAGAACCTTCGCTCAGAAGCCTTGAGCTTCATACCCGCGAGGGAACAATGGGATTTCCAACGACCTACATCGATACCTTTGTCATTCGTGCCTACCGCTATATCATCACCAAGAACGGCAACGGTTGTGCCTTTGACGCGAGTCAACTCACAAAACGAAACCCACAAGCTCAAGTTCCAAACTGTATTCCGTGCGGTGGTGTCTGTGCCGCCGGTGGCCAACTGATTTTTAATCTCGGCACTGACACCATATTCATAGGAACGAACTGTGAATTGTTTAGAGTTTCTAAGGTACAACCGTACAAACCAACGGGGGGCTCCACTACGCCTTAGCCAGTGTGCAAAAATCCGAGAAACATCAGACAATTGGCTGCGGTCGTTTGCACTAAAATCACCTTCGAAATAACGGTCGCAACCTTGTAACGCCGTTGCGATGGTCACGTCATCTTTAGTGTATGCAAATACAACCTTCTCAACTTGCTGGTCTCGGAACGTGTCAAGCGCTTCACAGAGTCTCTTGTTGAACTCGTCCATTAACGGGCCAGTTAGGACGTTGTACTCGTCGGTCCCGACGTAGATAACTCTGGGCGCCCATGAAGGATCATTTCTTTTTAACAGCACTTCGCCCTTCACCATAAGTTCCTTGGTGTTGAACGACTTGAAATCACAATCATGGAGCGAGGTAAGAGCACTATTCATGCGGGCTTGCTTATCTGGTGGAAACTTGGCAAGCCATCGATCATAAATATCTTGGGTCCAATCATAGGACTCCATACCTCGAAAAACACGGTCTGCTAGTCTTTCGCTAGACTTCACTATACTGGGGGCAACTCTATCGTCACTATGAAAATTACACCTCTTATTGAACGCGGCTAAAAGAGATGAAAAATCATTGCCTGTGACGACCGGTACTTGTTGACTGAGTACTGGGCCTAATTGATCAACAGGTGCGTAGGCTACGGCGTCTATTTTACGACTTTCGTCGAGCCTGAAGGGCACCTGAGGAACGAACTCGCGCTCCGCAACTAGGCGTAGGCGGGGGTCGCCATTATGTAAATGGTCACCGAAGTCCACGGGCGCAGGGACTTCGAGTGGGCGACCCACACGCCTAGAGGCCGCGTAGTGGGAATGTCGTTTTTTAGGCAAGGTTGCTGAGGGGGGTGGAATTGTGAACGTGGCCGAGGATGT